GGTTGACTCCCAAACAACACAATAGCCCCGCGATCCTTAATGACTCGCTTGTATTGCTCCCAAAGCGGAGCAAACGGGATAACAACATCCCATTTACAGGCTGTTGTGCCATAAGGCAAATCACATAGAATCATATCTATGGACTTGTCTGGAATATTTTTCATTAACTCCAAACAATCTCCTAACCAAAGTTCCTGTTTCATTTTTATTCCTCCAGTTTTTTATAAAATTCTAAGCATTCACGACTTACACGTAAAGCCGACTTTGGAAACGGCGCAATAGAAAGTGATTCAATGTCCCGAACGCGAGATAAAGCGACATACAACATACCTTCCGCGAAAGCCTCCCCAACATCAACGTAAGCGCGGTCCAATGTCAATCCTTGAACGCGATGAACTGTAAGGGCATAAGCGAGCTTAAGCGGGAATTGTTCGCGTGAGGCAACGGATTTAAAAATAGTCTTACCGTCAAAACCCACAGACTGTTCTTTAATCTCCCATTTAAACTCCGGTACTAAACAAACACCAGTTTTAAACCTAACTTCTATCCCCGCGCTTGTAAAACCCTCTACTATCCCAACAGAGCCATTTACGAAACCCTGTTTAACGTCCAAATTAGCGAGAAGAATAACTTGCGCCCCCACTTTAAGCTCTATAACGGCGGCGGCGGGGCAGTTTTTATTGAACTGTTCAATATGATGCGGACTTCCGTTGTCGTGCGAATAGAATTTACGCGACGGGTTTTTAATAGCGTTTAGTTTAGAAAAATTAAATTGGTCAACGTCAACATTTTTACAAAGGACGCGGACAGGCATAATTCCATCGTCAGGAAATTTAGCGTCGATTCTATCTTCAAGAATTTCAATACCGTCCATCTTACCCACGCGTAGATTACTAAGAAGTTTTGCAAAAGGAGTTTCCGCGTTTTGCCGCATCTTCTCACGAAGAATCACGGTTTTAATCTCCGCACCTTCCCACGACAAGGATTTAAAACACCAATCTTTTCGCTCACTCCCGCGCCAGACGGGGCTTAATTGAAGCATATCACCCACCATAACAAGTTGGACCCCGCCAAAAGGTGCGGCGCTACCACGATAATAACGCATCACGCCGTCAAATTTCTCCAACAAATCGGCTTTAACCATCGAGATTTCATCGATAAACAAAACCTTGGTTTTAACGATACGGTCAATAGCTTTCTTGTTTTTACGCAGTTTTGAAATTAAATTGTTTAACGGTTCATCGGCTAATCCCAACCCCGCCCAAGAATGAAGGGTTTGACCGCCAATGTTAAAAGCGGAGACTCCGGTACTGGATGTTTTAGCGGCGGCTACTTTGTAAAATTGACATAAGTCGAAAATAACCTTGGTTACGTGACTTTTACCAGTTCCCGCCTCACCCGTAATAAAAAGATTCTCGCCTTTTAAGAAAAGATCGATAGCTTTCTTTTGTGACGGAGTAAGAGACTTATACTCTTCCGAAGTCTGGAATGGGTGAAACAAAGAGTCGTTTACCGCCGGTAAATTATTGGGAATAACACTTTTAACTTTTCTTTTTTCAAAAGTCTCTTTGTGACTCTTGTGCCTTTTACGAGTTTCTTCTCGATTAAATAATGCCATCTTAAAGAGTGAATATACGAGGTTTTCAAGAAAAGTCAAAACTTTTTTCAAGAAAATACGATTTTTCTTGAAAACCTTCAAAATTTCTGTGTAATTCCCTTTGTCGAGAAACTTTCTTGAAAATATTTCAGATTTTTTCTTGACTTTCCAAACAACTTTCGTAAGATTGTTTTTGGAAAGGATAACTTTCCTTCAAATCTGACCATTCTTTAACATTACTTTATCGCGCACTACTCAACCGGCCCCATTCGTTAGTTTTGGCCATTACTCAAAAGCGCCCTACAAAACTCATATTACATAACTTTCATTACAACACCGATATTACATAATTTCCATTACATAAAATACATTACTCAACGTTCATTACATAACTTTTATTACTTAACACTTAGCGAAAGAAAACTTGGGTCCAATCCCCTGATAATAACTTTTGCACCGTTCTTTTTGGTACAGTCTAGCGCCGCCGTGGGACATAACGCACGGAAATGCAGTTACGAGCTAAAATCGTGACCTGTTTCAACTGAGTCTTTACCAGAGTGCTCTGTCTGTTGGCGTTGACAACACTGAAAACTACGACCGGTGGTTAAAATCCATTGGGACCCGTGGTGGCGATGAACTGAAAACTCTAGGATTCCTATTCGCAGCATCCCGAATAGGTTTCGCCCTTAATCCGGCGAAGTAGAGATGAGTAAGGGTAAATAAGCAGTGGCTCCTTAAACTTTTGGGGTTATTGTGAGATTGTGCGGTAAAGATTTTTTTGAGGCTGACTTACCTTCCAGCGTGATTTCTGGGGAGGTAAAAACGCCGTTTGCTTACGCAACGTCGATTACGTAAATAAAGTTACTTATAAATCTAAAATATAAAAAGTAAGTTACTAAGCCCCGAAGGGGCTTTCGCCGAAGGCGAAATCCCCTATACAATCCGCCGGGGGCGGATTGTATTATATATGTAGTGCGCGTTAGCGCACGCACTAATATATTAGAGGAGAGGTTTTTCGCTACGCTTCAAACCTCAAGACACTAACGCGCTTGCAGGAGCAAGCTTGTTAATTCCTTCGCTACGCTCAGGAATTATAACGTAAGATTTTTAATACTTCCTGAGAAGAATTTAATTTTAGATTCTTTCCTTTAGTTTTATTTCGTAAGATAGTTAACGTAACAAATTAAAATTAAAATCTCTTACGTACCAGATTTTCATTTCTCTTTCTTGCAAGAGGCGTGATAACGTAAATAGCTTTCGTAAGTTCTAAAACGAAGTTAGAATCCCTAAATTCTTTCGTTAAAGAAAGATAATTTCTTGAAAATTCGTTAATTATTTTCGTTAACTTATTATAAGTAACTTATAATCGTTAACTTATAATCGTTAACTTATAATCGTTAACTTATATATAATGAGGGACCTCTCGCTATTGGTTTTCCCTCCCACTCTCCCCGTTGCGCGGCCCCCTCTCGCCCTCCAATAATTTTGTTTTCTTGACTTTTTAGAAAACTTCATCATAATGATTGGTCAACATGACAATTCTTGACGTTAAGAATCAAATTGTAGAGCATTTTTTATCTTCCGAAAAATTCTCTAAAGAAGATTTCGCCGGAATCACCGTTTCTAGCGATTTAAACGCGTTTAGGGACGAAATGGCTATCTCTGCCTTAACTGAGCTTGAGAAGGCTGAAATTGTAAGCCGGATAGGCAAGGAAACGTGGGTTCTTAGTAAACCCCTCCAGTACCAGAATCAAATTATAGAAATCAATATCGAGCAGGCCGCAAGAATCGCGGCAACTTTAAACGCTTTTTACAAAGCAAACGGTCTTGAAAATGAAATTGGAGCAGATGTAACTTCTATAACGTCAGATGACATCGATTGTTTAATTGACGTTATTGACGAGTTATCGGATGATGGCGCGGATACCGAAAGTGATGAGGAAGATGATGATAGTGGGGAAAATTGGAAGAATTAAAAATGGACCTTCCAACATATAGTTTCGTCATTTTCTTTTTCTTCTTTTTGGTAAATCATGCGAGAATTTGCATTTTGCCGAGAAATTTCGTATTTTCAAAAGTACACGAGAAGGTTCGCTACGCCATCCAATGCCCGTTTTGCTTCACGTTTTGGGTGTCTATCCCGGTAAGTATTATTTGGAATACTCCAATTGAATATGTTTTCGCCGCGCCCGTTCTTGTTCTTTTTCTCGACTTGTTTTGCGAAAATCTTGGCGGAACACAAAATTAATTAAACACATTTTAATATCTAAATACAATGATTCAACGTCTAAACGTCAATGTCCCGCTAAATTCCGTTTCTTTCGGAAACGTTTCCTTCAATATCCTTCGTGAGTTTTACCGTAAGGGTATCACCTGCGCCATTTTTCCAAAGGGGGGAAACGTAGATTTGTCCGCTTATAAAATCGAACCCGGCTTCGGCGCGTGGCTTGAACAGGGTATTAATCAGCGTTATTCCCGCGTTGACCGTAAGGTGCCTACTTTTACAGTTTGGCATATTTCAGAGAGTCAGTTTAAAGCAAGTGACAAACAGTTTCTTTTAACCTTCCACGAAACGTCTGAGCCTACCAAAGAGGAATGTAATATTTTAAAACAGCAGGATTTCACGTTTTTCTCTTCGTCTTACTCTGTAAACAATTTTAAAGAGGCGGGCGTTGATAACGTGGGTTACGTACCACTTGGATTAGATGAGGATTTCGTAAGGATTGAAGAGCGTCTGATGTCTAAAGACGTTATTCACACGGTCGTTATCGGTAAGGCTGAAAAACGTAAGCGGACAGAGCAAATGATTAAGATTTGGATTAAAAAGTTTGGCGGGAATCATCGCCACCAGCTTACTCTACTTATTGATAATCCGTTTTTCAAGCCGGAACAGATGCAGGCTTTTTATCAAAATCTTTTTGAGAATGGTCAGAAACCCTTCAATGTTAATATTTTGCCGCGAGTCAAAACCAACGCGGAAATGAATCAGTTGTATAACTCTGCGGACATTTCCCTTAATTGTTCAGGCGGCGAGGGTTGGGATATTCCCGCGCATACAGCTACCGCCCTCGGCAAATGGGCTGTCGTTTCTAACGCGACTTCCCACAAAGATTGGGCTACAAAAGATAATTCAATTCTTGTGGAGCCTAACGGTATGGAAGTGTGTTACGACAACTTCTTTTTCGCACCGGGGCAACCTTTTAATCAGGGTAGTTTTTATACTTTTACAGATGAAGCTATTGCGGCGGGACTGGATGAAGCGGTTAAGCGTTTTGGGACTGTAAATGAAGAGGGTTTGAAATTGGCAAAGAACACCTACGCTATTACGGCAGAAAAAATTCTTGAAAAGATTGGAGATTGATATGCCCGCTTACGATTTTTATAACGAAGATTTAGACGAAACGATTTCGGTTTATTTACCCTTATCAGCCTCAGATAAGGAGCGTTCGGAACAAATTGTTGACGGTAAGATTTACAAGAGGGTTTTCGCCGCCCCCCTAGCGGCAATCGATTCTATCGCCAAAGATGCCACTCTTGAGGACTTTAAACGAGTTACCAATAAGCCGAATATGAAAGTTGGAGATATGTGGAAAATTTCCGCTGAAATGTCTGCTCAAAGGGCTGATAAGAACGGTGGATATGACGAGAACCGTGAAAAGTTTTATAAAGATTACGAGAAAAAGACGGGTGGAAAGCACCCTATCGTAAAAGCTCGCGAAGTTAAAGCTGAGAACGAGAAGAAGTTGCGCGACTTTGGTATCAGGATTGAATGAATTTAGTTGACTTCCCGAGAAACTTCTTAATAATCCTTTGTGTTGAAACTTGATTATGGTTTTTACTATCGTCAATTTTTAACATTTCAAAAAAAACATACATAACTCAAACATATATTAATCATGGCTCTAGGTAATAACTCGTTTAACAGCGGTCCACTTATTTTCATCACTTCTCGTAGTAGGGACGAGAAGGGTAATAAGATTAAGCCGTTCTTTTCAGTCTCGCGAGTGGACGAATCTAATAAGATCGCTCAAACAAATGAGCAAGTAACTTCCATTTCGGGCGACCTTATCAAGATGGAGTATAAGGAGCGCGACGTTAAAACGAAGGCTGGCACAACAGAGAAACGTAAATCGGCGGTGCTTTACATTAACGATGCCGCCGCGTCTGAAACTTATCACATCGATATTGGCTTTACTCTTGCTGGGCGAAGTCTCTTTAATGCGCTTGCGTCACTTGTTGACAGCGGTTCGTTTTCCGAACTTGAACTCTCGATTTACGAGAATCGTAAGGGTTACGAATCTTATGGCCTTAAGCAGGCTGGCCAGCAGGTTAAATGGAAGTATAGCTTAGACGAGCTTCCGAAGGCGGACCCTATCACCGATAAGAAGGGTAATCTGATTAAAAACGATTACTCTGAGGTTGATGAGTTTTTCCTTACTGAAATTAATAAGATTTCAGAAAAGCTCGGTTCTAAGAAGAAAGATAGTCAACCCGCACAAGAAAACTCCTCTGCTAAGACGCAGGGGGGCAAGGTTCCTTCAAACAAGACGACCCCCGCCCCCACAAAGAACATTCCGGCGAGTAACGAGTGTACGGATGAGGACTTGCCCTTTTGAGGTGTTTCCTGATTTTTCCGTAAAAACGAGTTAGTTAATAAAGCCACGAGTTCTCGTATAAACCCGTGGCTTTTGTCCATTTCATAAAAACATGTCGCGTAAAAAAATCCTACTTCAAACAAATTCTCCTTTCTTAAAAACTGGACTTGCTATCAACGGGCGTAACCTCGCCAAGTATCTAGTTAAGACGGGTAAGTACGATTTAGTGTATTATTGCACTAACAATACACTTGCGACAGACCCGAATTTGGCGCGACTACCCTATAAGGCTTATGGTTGTATCCCCGCCGATCAAAATATAATTAACCAGATTAACGCTAACCCCATTGAGGCGCGAGCTATTTCTTACGGTTCTTATTTTATCGACCAGATTGTTAAAGAGGAAAAACCTGACATTTGGTTGGAATCTGATGATATTTGGTCAACCAGCGGGTACACAAACAAACCTTGGTTTAATAAAATTCATTCAATTCTTCATAAGACGGTAGATTCTGTGCCCGTTCTTGACGAGGCTTATTCTCAGGCTTTATCAACTCCCAACTATTTCGTTTGGGCTGATTTCGCCGCGAAAGAAATGAAGAAAAGAGACTCGAAATGCGCGCATGTCCGCCGCATTTATGGAATGATGGATACTAATCATTTTACGCCAATTACAAAGGCCGAAAAAGAAGATTTGCGCCGCCGCTTTGGGGTTGATAAAAATGCAGTTATTTTCCTTACGGTAAATCGTAACCAGTACCGTAAACACATGCCCCAAACGATTGAGGCTTTTGCTCTTTTTAAGAAAGAATTTCCTTACGCTAAGGCGAAGATTCATTTTCACACGAGTTTCGCTGAGAAAAATAACGGGTGGGATTTACCGAAACTTGCTCAGTATTACGGGGTTAATAAAGAAGACCTACTTTGTACTTACGTTTGCAAACACTGCAATTCTTGGCATATCGCCCCGTACAATGGTGAAGATGTAAAATGTCCCTCTTGCAAAAGCGATAAATCTTGTATTACCGCAAATACTCAGTATGGCGTACCAGATAACGAGATGCGGTACATGATGGGTTTTTCTGATGCGGGAATCTCAGCCTTTAACTCTGGCGGTCTTGAGTATATGAGCGTAACGTCGCTCCTTTGCGGCCTTCCTACCGCAATCACGAATTATTCTTGCGGAGAGGACTTCGCTGAACTTCCGTTCGTTTATCCTATCGCTTGGACATCTTATAACCAAGAAAACACTAATTTCATCAAAGCGGCCTCTAATCCGCTTTCTATTAAGAACTTTATGTCCAAAATCTACAAGGCGACTGTTGACGAGCGCCTTGTGAATGGGCAAAAGGGGCGGGAATGGGCCGCAAAAACATTCTCTGTTGAAACTATTGGTAAGCAATGGGAGGAAGTTTTTGACGCTCTTCCCCCGAAAGATTGGTCTTCAATCGTTTTGACACCAGAGAAAAAGAATGATAAATTCCCATTTCCTTCGGAAATAACTGATATTGATAAGTTTATCAAAAGTCTTTATAACAACATTCTTTGTTGCGAACCCGACCCAGACGGGTTTAAATACTGGCACAATCAAATTTCGGCGGGTGGTTCCCGCGAGGCTGTTTACAATTTCTTTATTAAGACGGCATCAGATGATAATGCAAAGAATGAACCAGCGAAAGATTTTTCGGAACTTTTTGACAAGAACGGTAGAAAACGCATTTTGTTGGTAATTAAAGAAAAAGCTACGGACGTTTTCCTTTGTACGTCTCTTTTTAAAGGACTGAAGGACTTATACCCAGACGCCGATCTTTATGTTGGCGTTGATGCGCGGTACGTCGAGGTTTTGGCGGGCAATCCGCACGTTCATAAAATCGTTGGTTTCCACCCCGCTATGGAAAGCGAACTTACGATGTTAAATTACGTCGATTATTACTATTATCCCGCGTTGGCAACACAAAAAATGCTCGCGTATCTCTCAAAAGATAAAATTGGATTGGAACTTTAAAAATGAGTACACTTCTTGAAACTTACGCGCTACAATGTGGCGTAAAAATTAATAAGCCTTGGGTTAACACATCTTTTTATCCATTACCCGAATCTATGGATAAGGTGATTTTAATCCATGCTTTCGCCGGTTCCATTCAGGATGGCCGAGCAACAGCCCCCGGTAAAATTTACGACCATTTTAACGAGGTTGTTGAAATCCTTACACCTATTCTTCAAAAGAATGGATATAAAATCTATCAAATCGGCGCGGGCGGTGAACCTGCCTTGAAAGGTGTTGAGAGTTTATGCGGTAAAACTACATTCGCCCAAAGCAGTTACCTCGTTAAAAACTGCGCTTTACTTATTGGTAATGATAGTGTTTGGCAACACCTGCGCGGCGCGGAAGATAAACCGATGATTGTGTTGTTTGGTGGTACGTCTCCCAAAAATACTGGGTCATACTTCGGCGGTTCAGATAAAAAGGTTTTTATCGAATCTCATCGTTGTGGTAAGAAGCCCACGCACTTGATCGCTGAGAGCCCCAAAACAATTAACTTTATTCCCCCAGAAACAGTTGCTAAACAAGCTGTACAAATCCTTGGAATTGACGAGCGGATTACTAGGAAATCTTTCTGTTTCGGCCCCGAATATTTGGCGGAGTTTTTTGAAATTATCCCCAATACCGTAATTCGGCCTGAATTAAATGTTGGTATTCCGGTTATTAGGATGGACTATCTTTTTGACGAGGGCGTTCTTGTTCAAAACCTCAATATTAGAAAATGCGCGATTGTAACCAATAAAGAAATTAACCTTAACATTTTATCCACCTTCAAAGAGCGAATTAACTCAATGAGGGTCGAGGTTGATAAGGTTAGTCAATTTTGGCTTAAAACGGTAAAGAAGATTGGTATTCCGTTAATGTATATCAGTCTTGAGCGCGACCCTGAAAAGTTAAAGAATTTGCGCTTGAGATTACATGACGACTGTTTTTTTGACAAACTCGAAGTTTCTACAAAACAACAGTTTATAGATCACGCTAAGGTTTTTCTAAATAAAGAGGTTGACAAAGACTTTGATTTCAGCAAACTCTTTTTTAAGACAAAAAAGTTCATTCTGTCAGATGGCAGGGTTTTTACATCAAAAGCTCATTGGCTTGCTGGAAAGTCGGTTGAATCGACTGAAAAGTGTGTCTCGCAAGTAATTGATTCGGATGAGTTTTGGGATGACTGGCGGAATGGATATTTTTTTGAAGAAAGTTAAATTTATCGAATCGACGACCCTAAAACCCGGTCGCTTTAGCGCCGGGATACAGGGTCGCGGGGGCGTTTGAAGAAAATTTTCAAGAAAAACTCTTGACTTAAGCGATAGAAATAGTAATATAGTTTATATAGATTATGACAAATAGAAGCAAAAAGAAAAATAAAAAATATATTAGAGTTTTAGTTTGCGAACACGGCGTGTTTGTTCATTTTGATTCAACTCCTAGGGAAAGTAAGGTCTTTACTAAAGAAGATCTTGGGTATGAATGTTTAGTGTCAGATCCGGTAGTACCTAAAACGGGAGTAAAATTCGCAATTGTTAAACCTATTGACATGGCGGTTGAGCTTTAAAAGTTTTTTACGTAAAAAACTCTTGACTTAAGTGATGAGATTTGTATGATAGTTCGTATAAGTTAAGGTTCTTTTAAACAATTTTACCGCCGGAACAGCGGGATTTTAAGCCTGTGGAGAAAAACATTGGTTTTTCTGAGAAGCAGGAAATCACAGCCCTTTAGGGCGTGGTAGTTCACTTTATATGTCAAACGAATTACAAGAAAATAACGTAAGAAAATTTGAACGTGACCCGCAAACAGGTCTTATCATCGGCGTAGATTACAAGTATTTACCGGATGGCCGCATTGACTGGAAAGCGATGCTTAATCCGGCGCACGTCGTTTTTAATTCAAAAAATAAGAAAGCCGCCGAAGAAATTCAAAAGATTTATGGCGCGCCCGCCGACAAGTTGGTTTATGCGGAAGTTGTTAAAAATCAACCCGTTGACGATAAACATATTCTTGTTTTACTCAAAGGCTTTCAAGAGGTTGCGGAACTTCGCGGTTTTCATTCTTCAACTCCTACTTCTCTTCAAGTCGCGCAGGGTATTGTTGCCGTCGCACATACAATCGACTGGATTCCTAACGTAGAAGACCCTCTTGGCAAGACCACCGGGGCTACTGCCGACGCCACCATGGAGAATACTGGCGGATTTGGCTATCTTGCCGCAATGGCTGGTAATCGCGCTTTTGTTCGTGCTGTTCGTCAAGGGCTTGGAATTTCCATTCTTGCTTTTGATGAAATTGCGAAGCGCGATGAGTCAGAGAATAATGAGGCGGGCAACTCTTCAACTTCTGTGAGTTCTAGCGTTCCTACTCCCCAAAATATTCTCGCTAAATTTGTTAGGGAAGCCGGTTTTACGTTTGAACAGTTGAAAAAATCAGCCATTGAAAAGCATAAGGATAAAATGAAAAACGACCCTACTTTTTGGAACGATTTTTCAGATATTCCATCTTTTGACGCAATGACTTTGATGACTATTGTCAGAGAGGGTATAAAAAAGAAGAAGACGGAATAATTAACCTATCAAACAAAATTAAAAAACCCGGAGCCTAAAACTCCGGGTTTTTTAGTGTAACTTCAAAGGTGAGTTCTCTTTTTACAGATTCAGAAAAAGCGGCACTTGTAAACGATTTTAAACAAGTCGTTGATACCTTTTTGCGCCCCCTTAAGGTTTATCTTGAACCCACCAAGATTATCGTTGTGTCAAATCCTGATTATAACCCCTACGACGACGCTAATCAGAATAGTACAGATATACAAAATGTACCCGTAGAGCATACTATTCAGGGGCGCATTCTTTACGATAAGAATCAGGAATGGTCTTTTATTAATCCAAAAGGCTCTGGCGGCGAAGAGCAATTAAAATTAAAAGATCAGACTGTGAGGGCGGTTCGTGTAAAAGTAGATGCCGATGGTTATGCAATTTTAAAAGACGGTAAGAAATTTGAGATTGATGGCTTTTTATTTAACTTAGAGTCTCTTCCCCGCCCACACGGACTTTTCGGAGTAGATTATTACACCTTTTATTTCGTAAGGTCTTTGTAATGGCTTCTTTAAATATGCAGTCTATAAAGGTTAAGGTGGCAAAAGGAGTTGCTTCCGACCGCGCATGTCAAAGAGCCGCCGAGAATCGCGCTAAAACCGTTTTTGAAGATGCGGTGCTTGGCTTGCAAAAAGAATTTGAAGATAGTAAAATTACCCAAGAAATAGACGGTGGTATTGCCTCTAAAAATATAAGCGAAACTCTTAGGGGTGGCGAGGCTCCAGAAAATTTATTTTCTTTTATAGGCTTTGACGAAGGGACTTACCCTACAGATGAAATAAGAAAGCGTTTAGACCCCGATCACAAAGACGGTCCTAAATTTAAATATTCCGGCAAGTTAAAAAGCGACGACCTGCAATATAAATTTACTATTTCCGCGCCAGATAAGAATGCTATTTACAGTGCGACGCCTCTTCCTTGGGCCGAGGGAATGTCTTGGGCTCAAAAGATAGAGCGTTCAATCCCCGGTTTTACAAAGTTTTTACCAAAGTTCATGACGAGTAAAAATTCTCATTCCGGCGGCGGTATTCAGGTCAAGAGTGATTTGCGGGGCGCAAGATTTATCCCGCCCAAAGATAAATATCTTTCCGGCATGATTTCAAATTTTATCAATAGAATTAAGTCTTACGGTACGGGCGGTTTTAAGAAAAGGTTCTAATGAAAAACACTTTTGGTATAACTACTTTAACGTCATTCCATCTCTGGCTGGAAAATTATATTCAGCAAAATGGACAGGCGTATATAAATACCACGTCTCGTTTTTATTATCAGCCAGACCCCTCTTTATATGGGTACGTCGCTTATGCCGCGCCTTTTAAATCTTTTGTTTGTGACTCTGGTGTCTCTGGCGCAAATATTATAAATACTGTAAGCGGCGATTTCGGAACCCTTTCAGTCGGGCAATCTGGGATGACGATTGATTATAATAATGGAAGAGTTTTGTTTCCAACATCTTTTGGTACTGGTAAAATAGTCTCCGGTTCATACGCTTTTAAAGAAATCAATGTATATAAAGCGAACGATACTCAAGAAAAGATAATTTTCACAAACAAATATTATCTTAATTCACGTTTTGGTCGTCCCGCAACGGGTTTGCCGCCACCAAACTCTTTTGTTACGCCCGCTATTTTTATATCTACCGAACAGACGGAAAATGAGCAATGGGCTTTTGGCGGGCTGTATAATACCAAGACGAATATAGCTCTGACGATTCTTGCAGAGACAAGTTCTCAATTAGAAAATTGTATTTCGTTATTGTCTGACGCGAAAGACGCTTACCTTCCACAGCTTGGAAATAATACTTGGCCGCTTAACGCACTAGGCGGATTAAAGTCCGGCTACAACTATAACGTTCTTAAAAACCAGTATGGAGACCCTTACAACCTCTATACGATCACTGATATACAAACTAGCAAAGTGTCGGATTCAACGAAAATTGACGAATCTATCTTTGTTGGGTTAGCTGATTTAACTGTTGAAAAAGTACGCATGATTCGCTAATGTCTCTTTTTAACATAGCACTTCTTAGTTTGGAATCGGGCAAACTAGGCTCGCAAAGTTTAGTTCCGATTGGGCGCGTTTCTAATTGTAGTATTACTAATAATTTACAAAGGGCGGACGTTACCAATTTGGGGCGCGGTAAACCCTTGGAACAAAGACCTATTATAAATTATGTTCCAGTAGATTTTTCATGTGATATTTATAAGACTAATAATAACTTAGAGGGGATTCTTGGTTTAACAAACTCTACAGGGGTTTTAACTAGAATAGCGAGTGCGGATATTTTAGATGCGGTTGAGTCGATTAAAAACGCGAGGATTTTATTTTCTTCAAACGACTCTTCTTATTATAACGCGGGAATGGAGTTACAAAGCGGCGTTTTAACTAATTATTCAATTCAGTGCAGTATAGAATCGCCTGTTAAAACGTCCTTATCGTTTCAGTTTTTAGACCAAAAAACTTATAGTTTTTCATCTTCAAGGAGTTTAACTGAAAATAATTTTGAGATTGTTAGGCCGGAAAATTCCGTAATTACGGGGATTCAATTTTCTGGTTATGGAATAACAGGTTTTAAAACACAGTCTTTTAACTTATCCCTGTCAATAAACCGCGCTTCTACAATGTATATGGGCGAACGGTTCCCTGTAGACCGCCCTTTAACAGACGCTCGGGCAACTCTGCAAATTCAGGGTTATTTTAATGGACTCACAAATATTTCTGGATTATCGGGTTACAACAATGGAGACCCTACATTTGGCGACATTGGAATCACCTTAACGTCTTCCTGTTCTGGAGATAAAACAACTTATACTTTAACAAATCCATATTTGGATAGTCAAACGTATACCCCGCAAGCAGGTGGTTTCACAACAGTTTCTTTAAATTTCTCTCTCCCAATCGGAACTAACCCACTCGACGTTATAGACGGGTCAAATTTGAAAATAGAATAATTTGAGAAAAATATCAGAAAATCGTGTAAAACAATATAATTAACCCTGTCAGTTAAAACCTTCCTTCTATGGCAAACAATCGTACTCGTTTAATCTTTCAGAATCTCAATCTGTTCGTTGGCCCCGCCGCCTTGTCGGGTTCAACCGCTACCGGCGCGCTTTATACCAGTGGTAACTCTGGTAATAATTTAATTGCGGAAATCTCTCGCGTTCAAAACGCAACGTTGAATGTATCTATTAATCGTCAAGATGTAAATCAATTCGGCCAGCTCAATCGTATTGATTCGGCGATGATTAATCCCCCGACGGTTTCTTTGGACTTTGGGTATTATTCAACCAATGGTTACAACGAATATCTCCTTGGTATGAATGCTAAGGGCGGCTCGCTTATTTCTGGTATCCAAACTAAAGTTTCTGACTCGAAGAATTATTTCATTGCCGTTTCCCCGCAGGGCGTTGACGATAATTATTATCAAGGAACCGACCGCGACGTTTATGCTATCGGTAACGGGTTTATCTCCAACTATACGTTTAATGCGGCGGTTGGCCAGCTTCCCACGGCTTCCGTGACCGTTGATGCTCTTAACGTCGAAAGTTATACATCGTCTAGCGGTCAGCAGACACCCGCTATTAACACCGAAACATCTAACCGTATTACCAACTGGACTTTCCAACTCCCCGTTGGTAATCCGATTACCGGAAATGGTATTGTAAGCGCACTTCGCCCCGGCGATATTTCACTTAGCTTCCCTTCGGCGGCTGGTTTCATGTCGTCTCTTAGCGGCGATAATCGCGCCCACATTCAATCAGTTAGCCTTTCCGTCCCGATTAGCCGCGAGGTTCTTAATGAACTTGGGTCTTTCTACGGTTATAGCCGCGAAATTCAATTCCCGGTTAATGCCAGCATGAGTATTCGTGGTCTTGCCACCAGCGCACTTCCGACCGGGTTCAGCTCACTGCTCTGTAACGATCAGTTCTTTGACCTCGCCCTTACCGTTCGTCAACCCGCTTGTGGTGGTACTGGTGCGGCTGGACTTGTTTATCGCTTTAATCGGGCTAAAGTGACCAACTGGTCAAATGGACACTCGATTGGCGGTAATTCAACCCTTGATTTAACTCTTACCAGTCAGCTCGCCGGAGCCACCTCGCTTAACGGTATCACCCTCTCGGGTTCATACTAAAAGCTGATTTAGTTTTATCGAATAGCTCCGAGATTTTTCTCGGGGCTATTTTTTTATACATTTTTTTGGGAGTTGATGAAAAACTAACAAATATTCTGTGTATCTCTATGTAAGGAACGGTAATTTTTAAGGAAAGGTTAATTATATGGAAGGTAGTTTTTCAGCACCCGACAAGGGAACTATGCTCAAGGCGAAAGTTCGCTTTGTTATTTCGCGTTTGTTTAAGTCGCAGCTTCGTTCGTTGGAGCGAATTTATGATGATCATGACGACGCTATGGGCAAACTCGCGGACGCTTTGCCGGAACAATATGTAGATTTCGTAGATTTGGCGGATTACATCTCAGAGTCTCGAAAAGAAGATAATAGGCGCGAAACTCTTAACGCTGGAAATGACGCAATTAGAGAATTGGAAGAAATGATTGATAATTTGAGGGTTTAATTTTAAAAATTTAATTTCTAAAAACATGACTGAACACGCTAATCAAAAAGACATCAAAATTATCCATACTTGGACCATTCCCGTTTTTAAAAACGTGGAAGAGGTTACTGAAAAAGAGGAAAATGGGCAGATTATAAAAATCTCTCGCCCGGTCCGCAAAGAAGTTCCCGTGAAAATGGGAATTAAAAAAATGACTCGTCGGGAGAGGTCCGAAGCCGACCTTTTTTATGGCGTAAAGTATAATCACTATATTAATCTTGGATTTAATCCGCGAGCCGTCCTTGTAAATAAGCTTATTGATATTTCGGGCGGTACTCTTAGTGAAAAAGAACGTCTTCGCGCCGCAGAGCTTTATAGTAAGAAAAGTGAATATGAGTATGATCTGATTCGCGCCAAAGATGACGAAAAGGAGCGTAAGGAGATTCAAAAGAAGATTTCAGCTATTAACGCCGTTCTTATTGACCTTTCTACTGAGAACGAGGCTGTTTTTAGTCAAACCGCCGACTCTCGCGCTCAGAATCAGTTAAACACTTGGCTCGCGCTTACCCTGACTTATATCGAGGAAAATGGTAAATGGAAGCCGTATTTCAAAGGCGAGACTTTTGAAGAAAAAGAAGCTTTTATGTGGAAACTTGAGGAGGACGAAGATGAGTTTTATGGAAAATGTTTTGAAAAAGTCAGTTTCTATATCGGTCTCTTTGCTCGCGGCATTAACACCCCGGAACAGTTTGCGGTTATTGAGGAGGAGTTGAAAAAACAGTTGGAAGCTAAAAAGGAAACTGAGGCGGAGAGCCAAAAATCGGACGCCGAAGAAGTTAAAAAGATTGACGAGAAAGAAGTTCCCCTCGCAGAGGTAGATCAGAAAGAAACGGTAACGTAAAAGTGGATTTGCTAAGAAAAGGGTTTTGTGATATAGCCCGAGGGTATTCTTCGGGCTATATCCTTTCTAAAGAGGCGTATATTCGTCACATGTCTCATTTTGAGCAAATTGAGCAGGATGACAAGCGAGAAGAGTTTTTTAATTACGCAAAACACAAAGGGTTAAGGACAAACGACGAAAAGTTAAAAGAGCTTATAAAAAACGGGCTTTGGTCCGAGGCGAAAGAGAAAGAGCTTAACGATAGTAAAGAGGTTCTTTTGGGACTTTACGAGGGGAAAAGAAATAATATAAAAATGCCCTCCGCCGTAAAAGACTATATGCGTTTGATAGAGGCGGAAGAGAAAAGATATAACGAGAAGGCGCATGAAAGAACCGTTGCCCTTGGATTAACTTGTGAAGTTTTCGCCGAGAGACAGTTAAATGATTTTTATATTATCTCTAATATCTTTAAAGATAAGGATTTAAAGACCCCCTTATTCAAAGCGGAAGATATAGATTCTATGGATGACGAGTCAGATATAGAGAAAATTGTCAAAGATTTCAATTCCATACTAGCGTGTTGCTCAGAAGAGAATATTAAAAAGATTTCAATACAGCCGTTTTTTCAAAATTATTTCTTTATCGTTGGGGATAATTTAATTGATTTCTTTGGTAAACCAATCTGTAATTTAACTTTTTTCCAAGTATCTTTAATTCGCCAAGCCCAAAGAGTCAAAGCTATACATCAAAATTTCGACACTTCAAAATGGCCCAAAGAGGTTCTTGAAAATGCTGATTTGTTTGTAGATTACGCGGATACTGTAGCTAATAGTAAAAAACAAGCGGAGGAAAACGGCGCTTTCGAAGAGGGGTCAATAACAATAGGGATGAAAAAAGAAGATTCTCAAGTTCTTGGCGTGAAAGCTGTTGATTTAGCGCAAAAGGCGAAAGAGTCTAATATGTCATTTTTAGATTTCTTGACTAAGAAGAGTTTAGAGTCCGGTTGAAAATAGCCGGTTTTTCCGTGTAAATACTAAATAAACAGTAGGAGCGGAAAATATGGCGGAACAATCGGATATTAAACTAATTGCATCTGTCGAGTTTGCGGCTGATACTCAGTCAAAACTCCAACGCTCCCTTGCGCAATTAGAGCGTGGACTTACTTTAAAAAGTCCAATTAGGAATATTGTTGGCGACGCTGATTCTCTCACCAAAACTCTTGATTCAGTCAATAATCGCGTTTTAACTCTCGGCGCGTCATTTAACGCCCTTTCTATTGGAGGGAGAATCTTTAAAGACGTTATCTCTTCAACGATAGAGGTTGAAAAATCTCTAGTTGAAATTAATTCAGTTTTCCAATTAAGCACTCAAAATCTGGACAGATTTGCCAAGGGGCTTTTTGACGTTTCTAGGGAAACAAGTCAATCTTTTAGCGTGGCGGCAGAGGCGGCTAAAGAGTTCTCCCGTCAAGGTTTGGGGATGCAAGAGACCCTGAAACGCACAAAAGACGCTTTGACGTTAACTCGTTTAGCGGGTATTGACGCCACCGAAGCTGTAAATACTTTAACCGCTTCGATTAACGGATTTCACGGGGCGGCGCTTGATTCAACTCAGATTACCAACAAACTCGCCACGGTTGACGCAGCTTTCGCGGTTTCATCTCGTGATTTGGCTCAAGGTCTGGCCCGTGCGGGTGCGGCGGCGAGCGATGCAGGTGTATCTTTTGACGAATTAATCGGCTTAATCACTGCGGCTCAACAAACTACCGCTCGTGGCGGTGCGGTTATCGGTAATTCGTTAAAAACCATCTTTACAAGAATTGAGCGTAGTAACACCATTGACGCTTTTGAAGAGCTTGGTGTTAAAGTTAGGGATGTTCAGGGTAACACCCTCTCTGCGATGCAAATTCTTAAGAATTTTGCTGGAGCTTATGATGGTTTAGGTTCTTCTGTAAAGAAACAAGCGGCTGAACTTGTTGGCGGTGTTTATCAAATCAACGTATTAAAAGCTCTTTTAACGGACGTTAGTAACCAAAGCGGCGTTTTCGCGCAAGCTCAAAAGATTTCCGCTGGTGCTACGGAAGAGGCGACAAAACGTAATGAGGCTTTAAACAAATCTCTTGACGCTCTTCTGCAACGCTCCGCAACTTCAGCGAAACAGATAGCGTCGAATTTGGGCAGTAATTCATTCTTGTCTCCCGCGAAAACTATACTTGGGGGGTTAAACGACAATATCATAACGAAATCTCTTGAGGACGCTTCTGGCAAGGCGGAAACTACGGGTGGAAAAGTTGCGGAGAGTTTCATAAAAGGGTTGGGTAATGCCCTTTTCTTCGGCGTTACCCCAGTTGTAGCAACTGCGTTTTTAAATCTTTCAAGAAAGCTGGGTGGTAGACTTTTTGAGTTCATCAAGATCGAATCTGGTCTTAACACCATAGCCGAGCAACAAAAGATTACTCAGGTAGCTATCAATCAAATTTATGATAGGGGCGGCGATGCGTTAAGACGCCAGTTAGATTCGATGACTAATTTGGTTCAAAAAGCCACTCTTTATAAGGCTTTGATGGCGTCAACGGCACTTGCAGAAAGAACTAGAATTGAAGAAAATAAAGCTATCGCCAATATTTTAGTAACCAGACCTCGGCTTGGAAAAGCTGGCGGATATATTCCCAACGCGGCAGACGGATTAGCTTCCGCGATTTATTCGGAAAATCAAGCTATTTCAATGGGTGTAGGTGGAGCGGTGCCCGGTTCTCGCGCCGTAGTTATTCCAGATTTTAATTTCGGCGGGGGTAAAACCGGCCCGATAGTCGCTAACAACAGTGAGTTTCTTGTTAAGAATTTTGCGAACGGCGGTTCTGCTATATTCAATAGGGATATGGTGGGTAAATACGGTCTTCCAAGCGGAGCGCAGCCAATAGCGGCGAGTGGTTTTGTACCAAACGCGGCTGTTGGTAAAATCTCAAATCCTTATTCAAACCCAGATTATCAAAGATTTTTGTCTGGAGACATTTCCCAATCCCCGGAAATAAAAGCGCAGATTGATGAAGCCTACAGGCTTCTTAGAAATCAAAACATTTCTAAAGAAGCCGCTTTTCTTGAGATGGAAAAAGAGGAAAAAAAGCGCCTTTTACAAAATCAAAAATTAAATGAATTAGGGGTAAAACAGATTTCCCGATATGAGACTTCTACGATAACAAAAGCCAAAGAAACGTCTTTGCTTTTAGAATCAATAGCTTTAAAAGAAAAAAAGAATCTTTTAGAAAAACAAGCTATTCAAGACGATATTAATATAAAAGTTAAAAAAGCTTATCAAGAAGCTTTCAAGGAAACTTCTTATAAACCCCCGCACGCTGTATCTGACGAAGCCTATCAAAAATGGATTAGCACAACTGTTTCTAAAGGAAGTCCTGATATAGCTTTTGGTTACTTTGATAGAAACAAGGCTTACCAAAGGGCTATGATGGGTGGTAGTGGCGGCTTTGGCGTAGACTTTGATCCTGCGGTTGAATATGCTTTAATGAGCGGTACGAGAAAACCGTCTCTTTGGGGGCGCACCAAGAATTATTTAAGCGGTGAAAACTTTGGAAAAGCGGCTTTTGGGGCGTCAATGATTATGCCTTTTGTAGGTGGAATGTTACCTTCTGGCACATCGGGCGAATTTTCAGGCCGTTCCATGGGGGCTTTATCCGGCGCTTTATCCGGCGCGGGTATGGGCATAGCTTTTGGTTCAATGATTGCTCCGGGGGTGGGAACTGCGATTGGTGGTATTGCCGGCGCTTTGGTCGGCGGCGCAACCGGAGCTATCCAAAAATGGAATAAATCTTTTGAAGAGTTGGCTCAGGAAATTCAAGACGCCAATGCCAAAAACGGCGAACAGATTACTAATGCCGCCAATTTTATACAAATTCAACAAAAGATTGCCGAGGCTATTTCAAATGGAGCTTCACCGAGAGAGGTTCAATCCCTTATTAATCAACAGTCTACGTCTTTAATGCGCGTTTCGAGAGCGGAAGACAGGTCTGCGTTGGCGCGGGCCGCTGGAGATGAAACCGCTTTGGGCAAAATTTTTGAACAAATCTCTTATAGGGCGCAAAAAGAATCTATTTCAAGAGAGTTTTTATCCTCTGTTGGGCGCGCCAATGAGGGGCGTGGTACTTTAGGTCGTTTATTCGGTTCTAATTTCGATGTTAAAAGTATTGAGAGTATGGCGGAGCAGTTGGCTTCCACAGTTAACGCGCCGGAAAACAAAGCTGCTTTTGAAAAATTTAAAAAGTCTTCCGCTGATAATCCCGCTAAAGCTTTTAAGGAGATGATGTTGGCTATCGGTGTTTCTTCTGACGATATAGAGAAAGAACTTGAAATTTTAAGTAAGAAACCCGATGATTTTAAAGCGGTACTCCACCGTTTTGTTGAGAAGTCTGAGGCTGGCATAAAAGAGGCGTCGCTTTCCGCCGAATCTATCAATGTAACAAGTCGCCGAGTTGACCTCAGCAAATTGTATAAAGACATTGGGATGCAGTTAAGTGTTTATGGGCAGAGAAGTGCTGCCGAAAGACTTGCCGGCGTTGAAGTTAGCGGCGCGAGAAGTCGTGCTGCCATTGAAATTAGTTCTTCTGGCCTTGAACAGTTACAAAAGACTAACGCAGAAGTCCTTAAAGCCGCGCAAGAAGAACTTAATATCAATATTGAGAAGAGTTTGATAGATGGCGTGGCTAAAATATATGATGCGGCTAGTGCCTATACGACCGCCAGCGGCGAAACCCCCCGAACGATAAATGCTATATCTGAGCAATTAAAAAATGTAAAATCGGAGAAAGATTTACTGCCGATTTTTGAGTCTTTGGGTAAATCTGCCGAGTCTATTAGGAAAGTTATTGAGAATACTTATAAAGATACGGCGGAAATGCGCGCGCAGGGGCGTATTCATATTGAAAAACTCTCAGCCATTCAACGTATTGACGAAATTCGTGCTAGGTACGAAGAGCGTAACAACATTTTGTCTGGAAGTCGTTATTCTGAAAGTGGTTCTGCTGGATTTTTCCAAACTGTTTTGGGTGGAAGAACTCGCGGTATTAGTGGTAAGAACCCAATGGCCGAGCAAACAAGTTTTCTAATCAATGAAATTGAAGAGATTAGCAAACTTGGAATCTCTCCGACTAAAGAGCAACGAGATATTTTAGAGCAGTTAAAGCGCCGCTCCGCGCAATCTACCTATGCCGACATTCTTTCTACCTATACTGGTAAAAAAGTCAGTGAGGGTGGCGTTGATTCGGCTATAAAAAGTCTTTTAGAGAAACCGGTAAACACTCTCGAAGATCAGGTAATGCAAAGCAATGTCAGGGCGATACAAATTGCCTTGAAAAAACTTGACGAAACTGATACTAGGAAAACGGTTGCGGCTCTTGGCGGTGTTACGCAAGAAAGCGAAGCTCAAAAGGTTGAAGCGGCGAGAAAAGCTTTACAAGGTATTTCTGGCGATGGTCTTGCCGGCGCTGTGGCTAACAAAACGATTTCTCTTGGAGAAGGGCGTATTGTTGAATCTTTGTCACCTTTATCTGGTATCGAGAAAATTGCCGGAGACATTCTTAAAAAGATGGACGAGGCGAGGATGGGCGGTAAGGATATTATTAATCAACAAGAAGCAAGAACCAATGCGATTTTAGAAGAAGAGAGGTTAAAAAACATTGAGAACGAAAGGATTATACGCGCCCTCGAAAACGTAAACAAAGATAAACTTTCCGAGAAATTCCCAATAGAATACGCCGAAGCCCGTAGAATTTCTGAAATCGGGGGTTTCTCTCCTTATAGCGCAGGCACACTTTTGTCAAATACATCTAACGAGATGACGAAAAGTGGTAGAATTAATTCTTTATTGCGTCAAGAGTTCGCTTCGGCAAAAGAAACTCCTTTAGAAACTTACCAAAGATTAACAACTTCCATGTCAGAAGCTTCACGTCTTGCCGGCGGGGTAGAAGCTTTGAAATTTATTTTAGACGAACTTCTTGGGGTTTACTCAAGTCAAAAAGTTAATTTGTCTAGTAGCGGAACCGCTTACGAAGTTTATCAAAAACAAGGAATTGCGGCTAGAAAACTTTCTAATTCTGGTTTTTCATCCCCCCAGTTATCTGATTTTTCTGTTGAGTCTAAAACTCCATTTTATAAAATGGGTTTTACAAGACCTATTTCCATCGACAAAGATACTCAAAAAACTTTGGCAAATGAGATTTCCTCGTCTATTGACTCTAGCGACGTTGGAATTATTCTTAAGGAGCAGGCTGGGTTGTCTAAGAGGGCTGAGTATGAAAAGAATTTAAGTGTTTTACTCGCAAATCGCGGAACAATCGGCACGCAAGTATCTCAGGCGAAAATGACTGAAGCCTCTCGTATCGGACATGAAGAGTCCGATTACATGGGCTCGTTTACGATGGGATTCCAATCCCACTTCAATGCCCTTAGACAGGACATGTACGATTTATCAAAAGTTGGTAGTCGCATATCTAGTTCTATTGAAAACTCTCTTGGCAACGCTTTCGGAGATTTCGTTACCGGCGCAAAATCAGCTAAAGAAGCTTTTAGAGACTTTGTAACCTCGGTTTTGGCTGACGCGGCTAGAGCTTTCGCCAGTAAGGCGGTCCAACAATTAATCGGGGCGTCTCTTGGCGGTCTCGGTTTGAATTTCGGTGGAACTTCAACAACAACCGCTTTCGCCGGAGGTCCAATCGGTTTTGCAAATGGCGGCAAAGTTCCGGCCCTTCTCATGGGGGGCGAATATGTTTTCTCTCCCCAAGCGGCAAAGAGTGTTGGTTATGACACGCTGCGTTCCATTAATCGTTACGCCGCTGGTGGTACGGTTGTTAAGGGCGGTTCTGGTGTAATGGATGATGTTCCCGCTATGCTCCCCGCCGGTAGCTTCGTGGTGCGTAAGTCCGCTGTAAATCGTATCGGTACGGGATACCTTGATTCGTTAGCTTCTGGCGGGTATGTAAGGCGCGGGTTAGGTACTCCGTCAATGACGCAGTTTACTTCTGGCGAAGTAGGTTTCACGGCAAGTTACGCTGGCACACCCGCTTCTACAGCGGCAGCGGCTGCACCAACTGGCGGTTCATCTTTCGCTGGGGCGGCTGGCGGTCTTGCGGCTGGCGCAGTATTACTTCTCGCTTCATACCTTCTCGGTGGTGGGGGTGGTGGAAGTTACAAACCAAAGAGCGCCGCCGAAATAGCAAAATACGCTAGAGAACTTGAAGCTAGTCAAAATGCTTCGCTAAATTCTCGCCCAAGTGGTTCTAACGCATTTTTAATTTCCGACGGTCAAGGTGGTTATAATTATTCTGGAAACGTTGGTGAGGCCGATGTTCAAAGATTCGCTGACGGTGGCGTAGCTATGAATAGCGCCCCTATAACGCCAACAACTTCTCGTAATTACGGTCCTGCCGTCGGCGGAATAAGTATTGCGATTAACAATTACGGCGGGCAAACAACTACGTCTTCTAAGGTTTCTGGTGGGTCTGGATATGAAGATCAGGATTTCGCACAAAAACTTAATAGAGCGGTACAAGAAGCTGTTAAACAAACTCTTATAGAAGAGCGTCGTTCCGGCGGAATGATGCAGCAATTTAACAGGACTGCTATTAATTCTTATTAAAAATGAATACCTCTTCTACATTTAAGACGTGGAGTGCGTCACCTATTTATAGTAAGTTTGATATAGTGCATGGGGTTAATGCTACGGACACCGCTTTTTATTATTCTTTAAAGAATGGCAATCAGGCTAATAATCCAGTTAGTCATTATGATTTTTCCATTACGTCGGTCTCAAGGTCGAACGAAGTGGCTACGGTCAATTTTACCAAAACTGGTTCTGGACCATCTTTTTGCCCCGGAAGTTGTGTTAATATAACCGGTGTACCGTCTCCATATACAGATTTTAATTATACTGGAATGGTTATAAAGGCTACTGACACTAGCATTCAGTTTATTTCCGCTGGTTATGACATCGCGCAAACTTCCACTAATGGAGGCGTGACAACTTACCTTTCACCGATTTGGACAACCGGATTCTTTTTTGTTCCAAGCTACACCACATCTGTTGATTCGCAGCAAGCGGTTATCACCGCTCAATTTGAACCCGGATATGAACAAAGACAATCTTCTTCTTTAAACGGCAATACCGATACATGGTCTTTGACATTTTCTGATAGATCAAACAAAGAAACTCGTGCGATTAAACATTTTATTCAAGATAAAGCGGGTGTGGGATATTTCAATGTAAACATCCCGGTAAGTGACTTGTGCAACGACCCGTCTTTGAAATTCGTCGGTACCGCGCCTAAAATCTCACAGAAGAGTTTCGGTCTAAATGATATTTCCGTTACGGTAAAACAGGTTTTTGATATTTAATCCCCATTTTCGTGTAATCCTTAATAAGGAACGGTAAGAAAATGCCAAAACAAATTACAAACAAGGAGGCGTGTTCGTTTACGCCATCGACTTTAATATCATTGTTTACTTTAAACGGGTCAACAATTGGTCTTAGCGATGTTTTTTATTTTTGTGACGGCACAGCAAACAATTTTCGTCCAATAGTTTTTGATGGCGTTACCTACACGCCGCTTCCCGTAAAAATGGAAGAAATGAGTATGAGCGGGCAGGGGCAAGTTAATCGTCCAAAGATTAGCGTTGCTAATATTAAAGGATTAATATCTTTATTGATGTTAGATACACAAAGTCTTGTTGGAGCGAAGGTAACGAGACGCAGGGTTTTCGCTAGGTTTATTGATAATGTAAATTTTCCCAAAAATAAAAATCCTTATGGAGAACCAGACCCAACAGCGGCTTATAATGAAGAGGTTTTTATAATTAACCGAAAAGTTTCTGAAAGCCAACAGGTTGTCACATGGGAATTGTCAACGCCTTTTGAGTTAGATGGAGTTAAATTGCCGCGAAGACAAATTTTAGCGAATTCATGTCAGTTTCCATATAGGGACGCCCATTCCTGTAAATATGCTGGAGAGCCAATTGCCGACAAAAATAATAAAAGGTTTGTTGGCGGTGCCGGCACTTATGGATTATCTTCCTTAAATAATCGTGGTGGGTATAGTTCTTCTGAGACTTATAACGCCGGAGACTATGTTTACATTTACTCCAACCTGCCAGAATTAGCAGATATTCCAATTTATTGCGTTTGTTTAATCAATGGAACGTCTGGTATCGTGCCTTTTGCGAATACGGGTGATTGGGCCATGGATGTTTGTTCAAAAAGCATAGCTGGTTGTAAAATTAGATTTCCATCCATAGCATTACGAGGAAGTTTCTTCCCCGGCGTTTCTATAGCACCTTTTGTCGTGTCCCGCTAACGCCATGATGGAAAAAGATCAAAAGCGAATCATTGAAATTTGCGAAAATAAACCTAACCAAGAGGTTTGCGGGTTTATAAAAGTTGTTGGCGCAGAACTTGTTATAGTAGAATGCGAAAATATTGCCGAAGATAAGGAAAACAATTTTCAATTTTCCATACAAGATTCTATTTTTACGCAAGATAAAGATGTTGTAGGTATATTTCATTCTCATACAGACTGTGAGCAAGCTTTGTCTACATTTTCTCAGGCTGATATTGACGCAGCCGAAGAATTTCAAAAACCATTGTATCTATATGTTTTAAAAACCAAGAAGTGGTTAAATTATACCCCAAATGGGTATAGTAGAGATTTAATTGGTCGTCAATTCATTCGTGGCATTAACGACTGTTATACAGAGTTGCGTGATTATTATAGACAAGAATTGAAAATCAATCTTAGAGATTACATTAGATACGAAGAAGTTTTCGAGGGCAAAAATGATTATATTATGGAAAATATTTGGAAAGAAGGTTTTATAACGCAACCCAATACTTCTGTAATTCACAAAAACGATATTCTTGTTTTTAGGCGTTACGGTGCCTACCCAAGACATTTGGGGGTTTTTGTTGGAAATGGGCGTTTCTTACATCAGCCCGCTATAAATTTATCTTGCGTAGAAATTTTATCTGGTTTTTGGCAGAGTAATTTAAAATATGTTTTGAGGCATAAGAATTTTGTCTAAATTTAGTGTAATTCCATATTAGGAACGGTTAAAATATGGAAGGAACTGTAAAAATTCACCTTTTGGGAAAACTCGGTCAAGTTATTGGCCGAGAATGGGAAATTTTTGCCGAAAATCCAGCCGAGGCAATACGCGCTATTGATATAAATACCAAAGGAAAATTAAGAGAGTATTTAAGCGGTGACGGCGGGAAGAAATTTTATAGAGTTTCTTTGCAAAAGAATTCTGCGAAAAGTTCTTTGGAAGCTCAGGAGCTTTACAACAAAAGCGGTTCTAGTGATATTTACATCGTTCCGGTGGTTAATGGCTCCAACAGCGGTTGGGGAAAGATTTTGGCTGGTGTAGTTCTTTTAGTTGTTTCTTATGGTTTTGGAGCTGGATTTTTCGGCGCTGCGACCAGTACGATGGCAAAATTTGGAGCTGCGTTCACAATGTCAATGGGCGCGGCATTGGTTTTGGGTGGTATTTCCCAACTTTTAACGCCAACCTCGAAGAAGGGTGAGGAGATGAAATCGTCCTCCGTTTTTCAGGGTAATGCAACAACTGTTTATCAGGGTGGGTGCGTTCCAATTGTTTACGGAAGAACATTAGTTACTCCAATGCCAATAGGAATAGCTTTTTCTTCTGATAAAATCGGAACTACGTCCGTTGGCGGCACGGCGAATGTTGAAATTACTAAATGGGATGGAAAGGGGGGTTTGGGCGGTTATATTCAATATCAGATTTCTAGAGGCGACTAAAAATGAGTAAAGGCGGTGGCAGCAATAAAAAATCGGGGCAAGAGGCTCCAAACACACTTTTATCTAAGAATTCTCTTAAGATAAGCGACCTACTTTGCGAAGGCCCAATCAAAGGGTTTGTGCAAAAAAGTGGTGCTTATGGAAGTGGCCCACTTGTATCTACTTATTACGACAATGTTCCTGTTAGAAATTTAAACGGGTCATATAATTTTAATGTAAGTGGTCAGGGGTATAAGTTTTATTACACTTTAGGTACAGAAGATCAATCTGCCGTCCCATACTTCTCCAATTCGGAAAATTATATAACTCTTGGGGCAAATACCCAAATAAGCAACCCGCCCGCTGGCGCGGGGTATGAGAAAGTTGTTACAGCATCGTTTAATTCAACGATGTACCCGGACGCCAATAGCATAAAAATAATGATGCGCGTTCCGGCGCTATACGCTGTTGATGATAAGGGCAATACAGACGGGTATCGAATGACTTATTCCGTTGAGGTTTCGTTGAATAATGGACCGTTTGTTTTGATGGGTAGCTATTCAATTAACGGAAAATGTACTAGCCCATATTACGAGCAGGTTTCATTTCCATTGCCGAAAACGTTCCCGGCTGCTGACTATTATCAATGGACAGTTCGTATAAAACGAACCAGCGAAGACATTCTATCTGTTCGAGTTCAAAATAGTCTTTTCGTTGACGGAATTTCTGTAATGTCGTCAAACGCATTTTCTTATCCAAACAGCGTTTTGGTACATACTTATATTACAGCGGATCAGTTCGCGTCAATTCCCACGAGAGCTTATGAAATTGAAGGTTTGTTAGTTAGTGTTCCAAGCGGTTACACTCCTACAAAATACAATACAGACGGAACAATAACCCCCGCGTCATACCCAGAAATTTGGCGTGGTAATTGGCAAACGGGAGTTTACACGAATAACCCAGCTTGGGTTTTTAATGATATTCTGTCTAATAAACGTTATGGTTTAGGCAATTATATTCAAAAGGAGTCTATTGATAAGTGGAGTTTGTATCAAATCGCGCGCAATATTGACGAAATGGTTGATAATGGTCGCGGCGATGGGAAAACAGAACCGAGATTTGCGTGTAACGTATATTTGGGTCAACAAGATGACGCCTATAACGTTCTTTTAAACTTTGCTTCGGTATTTCGTGGCATGGTTTATTACGCCAATGGCATGATTACAGCCACGCAAACAAGCGATAAGACTCCCGTTTACCCTTATAACAATTCTAATGTAATTGGCGGGCAATTTACTTACGCTGACACAGCGCGAAATACTCGGTCAACCGTGGCTTTGGTAAAATGGATTGATCCAGATAATCTTTATAGGGAAAACGTTGAATATATTGAAGATACAGAAGCAATTACACGGTATGGTTATATTCAAAAGGACGTTACCGCTTTCGCTTGCACCTCTAAAGGTCAAGCTTATCGCGTGGGTAAATGGGTTCTTCAAAATGAACGTTTATTAACGGAAACCTGTTCTTTTAAGGTTGGTTTAGATGGTTTATATGTAAAGCCGGGTGACGTTTTTGAGATTTACGATAATTTTAGGACAAATCGGGATCAGGGTGGACGCATTATTTCTTTTGCTAGCGGCGGCTCTTTAATTGAGCTTGATAGGCCGGTTCAAATTGAGTTTGGCAACAAATATTCCTTATCCGCGCTTATACCGACAGATACAACGGATAATACCGGGATGATAACCGGTTCAGATCAAATTGTTAATTTCCGCGCCCCTCAAATTGAATTTAGAGAGGTTTCTAATATACCCACTAGTGGGACAAGGTTTTTAACGGTTACAAATCCCTTTTCAACAGGGTTGTTTGCGGGCTCAGCATGGATTTTGTCAGCCAGCGGGGACAGCGCCCCCACATCAAGAAGGTCTTCTCTTTATCAATGCGTTTCTATTTCCGAATCAGAGCCGGGCATAATGGATGTTGTTGGGTTGCAGTATAATACCGGAATCAATTTATCATCGGAAACAAATTATAATATCAATCCAAACCCAATTAATTCCGGTAATTTTACGCCGATTGAGCCGCCGTCAAATCTTACCGTTGCTCCAGTAACGGGTTTGTTAAACACTAACCAATTCGTCTTCTTCATGGCTTTGGATTGGGAGCCAACACCATCTTACAATATAGCTTATTATAATGTTTCTGGTAAAGAATTTGGTGGAGATTGGCAATTTATTACAAATACAACGAGTGATTTCGCTTCTCACCCAACTTTAGTAACTGGTTTGGTTGAGTATAGAGTGGCCGCTGTAAGTAATGGTGGAATGTATTCAGATTACATTTCCGGTTCATATTTAATTTCTGGAATAAACCCTTTTGGCCGCCCCGCAATTCCCACTGGATTAACAATTTCCAGCGGAATCGATCCAAATTACATCCGTTCTGACGGCGTTGTAACTGGATTTATAGGTAAAGAGCCCTCTTTCTCTTGGAGCTACCCCAAAGAATTAAACGGTAATTATATACCGGGATACGATTTTGTAACCGGATACAAATTCTCTTTAGAAACGACGGGTGGCGCAATTCTTAATTCCGGGGTATCGTTGGGTGGTTTTAATAATAATTCTTATCAAATTGATTTTGACGATCTTCAGTGTAATCGCATGTTCAAAGCGAAGGTTTGCGCGGTTGATATGT